TCATAAATCTCATCAAAAGTTTCAAATCTCATACCATATAAATAATTTTTAGTATTATATTCACGTAGAGTAAAATTAGTAAAATCACCTAAATTATAATCAATTAAAGAATACTCACCATTAACTTTAAGTCTCCTACTGGATCTGTTAAATAAATAATCATTCGTGATGACCGGCTTTGATTTATAATCTAAAGCTGAAATATATGTTGTTTGAAGATTAACTTCATCCGTAACACTAAAGGATATGCCTATATTTACACTTTGTGAAGTGAACTCATTATATTGTGTAGACTTACCTGCGTAGCCAGTGTATAAGGGTATAATAAAGGCCCCTGCTGAATAATTAGACCCTATCTCATTCTTCAGTATCAATTGTGTTGGAAGTACTGTTAGAATGGATAAAACAGAATAATTATTATAACTATCCCAGATTACAACTGATCTATCTGCTCTATATGATCTTTTAGTGGTATCAATATTTATAATCTGATCAGTTGACACTATATCATAATCTAGAACTGCTAATTCATTCCAACTAGGGACACCTAATAACTTAGATTGGCTGCATTGAATAAGATTTTCGAAGGTTGTTTTTTCTAAATTATCACTAATCTTTATATTAAAATCAAAATATTTCCTTGGGATTTTTCTCAAAGATGAGCGTGTCTCTTTACCTGTCAATGAAGTTTGGACATCATTAAGCCATTCCAAAGATTCCTTAAATGGTGCTTCAGGTAAAAATGGAAATAGTACAACTCTTAATCCTTCTATAAAGAATGAATAGATTTCACTTATACCTATTAATTTTATAGATATTTCAACACTTATAGAAGCAGAACCTTCAGCATCAACTAAAACATTCATAGGAAGCTCTTCAAGAGGATTAAAGATATCTCCAGCAGTGAGCCCACTAATACTAATACCTTGTCCTGAAGTCACTGTAATTGTTTCTATTTCAACTAATTGTTCAAAGGCATTATGAACCCCGTAAACTATATTTAGATCTTGAGATACAATTCCATAATTAAGAGTTTCACCATCTATTAAATCCCCTTCAAATATATAATGTAATCTACCTCTAAAGATATCTATAAATCCAATACTAGAAATTCCATCAAATATATTACTTACAGGTGATGATCTAAATTGAAAAAAATCAGAACTAAAGGAAGCATCAGATTCTGTTTTTTGAACTTCAAATATACTTTGTTCTGGAACTTCATCAGCAGAATGCATATTAGTTGATATAAAAGGGTTCTCAGATGAAGTATTCTTTTTAGGACTACCCTCACTAAAACTTTTAAATACTGCCATTATATCACCTAGTTTTTAAGAGCTGCGACACCGAATGTATTATAAGGCGAAAGATCATCAGGATAAAGATATGAAGTTATATATTCTTCAGCCCCGTAAGTAATTGTTTGATAACTTTCTATACCTGATAATGTAACTACAAATAACCCTTCAATAACACCTAAATATTCAGTATCTTTATTTGGTAGATTATTAAATGTATCAGAATAAAACATATGAGTTTCAATAAGAAGAGAATTACCTCTTAATTGATTTACAGAATTAATTAAGAGGTCAGTACATATAGGTCTTATATCAAAAAAACTATCATCATCTTTACCTATGCAAGTTATTATAGGTGCAACAGCATGATTCTGGGGTTCTTTTATACTATCATAAATTATTTGATTAACTCCTAAAGAACTAAATGCTATACCTGGAGTAATTGAAGATAAAAAGTATCTAAATTGAGAAGCACCCCTATCTTCTAATATAACTTCACTTACTGACATAATAGGAAAACCTAAAGAAGTTTGTCCAAATATCATCTGTTCTTTATAAAGAGGAGAATCACAATATATACATAGTGTATCAGGTAAAGTAAAAATATGAAACTCGCCAATACCGTTATTTGTATATAAAAAACCCCCAACCAATACAAATACATCTTCTGTATATCCTGGTTGTCTATCCCAATCTTGACCACCATCATATCCTGTCCCTAAATATGATGCTATCCCATATCTATTTCCTACACCATTGGTAAATTCAGTATCATTTATAGTTGATCTGAAATTCATATAAACAGTACCTTTATTCATATGAAGTCTATCCCCTAAACCAATAGCTTCATATTTATTTACTGTCCATCCTTCAGCAATACCTTTTAATCTAGTTTTATCAAGTAAATCGTTAGCATCTACATAACTACCTGTTTGATACGACATCTTAATCCTCCTGTAATACGTATAAAGCTAATTGTGAGGCTCTAAACACGTCTTGAAAAACTATTCCTGCTCCATAGCTAGAATCAGTTAAAACGTCTTCTACGGTCAAAGAACCTGCTAAAGTAGAGGGAGCCCTAATACCTTCAAACTCACCATAAACTCCAGCTTTATTGTCTTGATCTATTTTAGCTATAGCCGGGAAAGTTACAACCTCATTATTTTGATATATATTATAAAGACTCAAATCAGTTGATTTAAAAGGCCAACAGGCAGTTTTTCCACCTACAACATCCGAATCTTGATTAGCTGGTACCCATGCATTAGAATCTAATATTGATAATGTCGCAGCATCATCAGTATCACCATCAGAATTCCAGTATACATGATGTCTCAAAGAATCGGTATCGGTATATGATCTTATATCATAACTACAACTACCTACACACATTGGATAATTCCATTGAGAAGGAGTGGCAAAAGCTTTTATCCAGCCTAAATAGAATCCAGTGTAAACAGCTCCTGATAAGAAAGTAGCCATTATTCTATTCGGTGATACAAAAAACCAGTATGTTAAGGCTGAATTAGTAGTTGGAACAAAATGATGATCCCACGGACTAACATTACCTGCTACGGCACCAGGTTGATTTAAGAAGTTTGAAGCAGCATTGTAACCTGAAAACCCATTTACACGGAATCCATAGTTTAAAGTAGTATCATATGATTGAAGACCTATGAATATATCATCAGTTGTTGTTACCCCTGCACTATTTAAAAGTAACTCATAATCAGACCCAGGGGTATGTACATATCTATTAGCTGACCATATTGGAGTTATCGCAGTAACAGAAATAGTAAATTCATCACTTACTATATAGTCTACACTTCCTTCTGAGATGAAGAAAGAAATCACCGACTCATTATATAATACATTACTAGTAGCATCAGGTAGTGCACCCGTAGTAGATCCTATTACAGAAAATATAGCACCCACACCACCAGTAGTACACGTTATAGTTATTGTTTCAACCACTGAATCAGCTGTACTTGATTGACCTAAAAGATCACCGTCTCCAGTCCCTATATATCCAGGTGTACCGGCCTTTGTTGCCTTTGTAGCAAAATCATGAAGTGCTTCAATTACTTCTTCATGATTTGTCGCTGTTCCTTGTATCCAACTCATGTTAGCATCGCCTTAAATTGCTCTCTATTTGTAGAGATTATGTTAATCACATCACGTTCTCCGTTTGCTGATTTAAGATACTGTGAACCTATATCAGGGTCAAGTATATTAAATATATTAGGACCATTTCCTTCACCACCGCCAAGAGCATCTTCTGTATCACTATTATTAAGAACTCTACCTTGTCCATTAGGTATAATTAACTCAGGACCGCGCTCTCCTGCCATAAAAGCATCATTACCAGTGAAGGTACCTCCCATTTGTAATCCACTAAGAGGTCCTCCTAATGGATTAGAACCAAAACCTCCACCACCGCCAAATGCTCCACCAATAGATCCAGCTGCACCAGCTGCTGCTATAGCTGCAAATCCAGAAGTATTAACTGTTATTAAGGATGATAAAAGAGTTGTTATTGATAAAGTACCCGAAGCTTGAGAAGTACTAATACCAAATAAAGCACTCAATTGACTTATAGCAGTTGCAGCAGTATCACCCATGACAGTAAATATCTTTGAAAAGATACCTGTAAATGATGTAAATAAACTACTTACACCAGATCCTATTTGAGATAAAAATCCCATTTGTTCCTGACCTTGTATCACTTGTTGATTAGCTAATACATCAGATGAGGGATTAGTTACAGTTACTGCCTCTTCTGATAAACCTTTTGAAGTTAATGCATCACCACTTAAAGGTCCACCTAATGGATTAGATCCGAATGCTCCAGAAATCTTACTAGTACCTTGACTGGCGACATTTGTTAAATTATCCTTTAAAAGATTAATTCCACTACCAAGAACTCCTTTTATAGAAATTTTCAATAGCTCTTTATTAACATCGGCTACAAATTGTCTAAAGTTGAATTTTCCTGTTTCAGTAAACTCAACTATTGAATCTGTCATTTTATCAAGTGCAGACTTTGTTAATTTTTCCATTCCATCAAAAATATCTGTAGCTTCATCAGCCCAACTATTAAAACCAGCTTCAACACCTTTAAATGCAGCATCAATAGCCCCGAATACTTGTGGTAATTCAAGTAGTTTTTCTTTTAGTTTAGCTAACTCTTTTCTTGAATTATCAGTACTCATATTAGCAATCTTTGCAAAAACTTTATCAACTTCTTTCCCATATTCACGCATGTCAGCAGGTCGTAAATGTTTAAGAAGTTCCTTTATTTCATCTTTATACTCTTTTACAGTTTGAGGTTTAAATGCTTCCGCCCATGCTGCTGTTAATTTTTTTGCATCATCTATAATTTTTTGCATTTCAGGACTAAGACCTGATCTCATTTCATCTCTTACTTCTTTTAATTTCTGTGATAAGAAATTTTGAATTCCTTTACCTGCATCTTCAGCTGAATCAACCAAGAAACTAAAACCATCTTTAAACAAATTTTCAGGGTTAATTTTATCAGATAATAATTTTGCACCTAGAGCTTTAACAATATGGATATTAAGGTCTTTGAATTCATTAGCAATATCTTTATTAACTTTACTCGCACCTTTTGATAGTTTTTCAAATTCTTTTATCCCTGAATCAGAATCTATATTACCAAATGATCCACTAAAAGCTTCACCTGCTTTTTTCCAACTTTTTTTCAAAAAATCAAGTTGAGATCTGACAGAATCACCCGTTCTACCAAGAATTGTAGTATCACCTAAATCTTTTTTTAGATCTTTTCTAATTCCATCTATAGTTACCTTAGTGATTGTACCAATCGTTAAAATCTCAACCCCCAATTGTTTAAATGATGTTTTTCTTGCTATAAATTTAAAAATAGCGTTCCAGCTTTTAGAAAAGCCTTTTAAACTAGCTAAACCTATTTCAAGACCTGCAACTATTGGATCACTTATTGATTCACCAATTGCAAAACCTGAAGCAAATGCAACTGCTAAAAGAGCCACTGCACCTAAAACCTTTGCAGCTATTAGTAAAAAAGCACCTAAACCTTTTAAAAGAATTAATAAAGCCCCTGAAGCGAGAAGAATACCTGCTTTAACAGTGGCAAATGTTCCAGCCCATGTTAAATTTGCCACCGATGCAGCTAAGATAACTTTTGTTAAACTCCATAGACCTTTTATTAATAGAGTTATTCCTGTCGCCCCGGCTAATGCAACTATTACAGATTTTAAAACAGCCAGTGCAGCAAGGAAACCAAATATAGCTACTCCAACAACTACCTTATCTATATGGATAGCGAGAAGAGTTAAAGAATCAACGAAAGCTGCTACAACTCCTGAACTTTCACCTGTAGCACCTATAAATTTAACCAACTCATTTTTTATTAAAGTAAATGATTGACCAATAGTTTGATTAACTTGTTGGAATTGTTTATCTATAACATCAGATTGAGCTAAAATAGAATTGAAGAATGTTTTACCACTTATCTTTTGAGTATTTACAGCTTGTCTGAATTCACCTACTGTTAACCCTAAAGATTTTGCAGCTGCTTGAGCTATGATAGGAATACCGTCAAGTATTGAGTTGAATTCTTGAGCTTGAAGTACAGGGTTAGAGAAAGCTTGACCTAGTTGAAGCAAGGCACCACGGGCTTCAGTTGAACTTACACCTAGAATAGCTAAAGATTTACCAACTGTTTCTGTTACAAGTAACATTTGACCTGAAGTAGCATCTAGATTCTCTTGAGCCAAGGCTAAACGTTGATATAATTTAATATTATCATCAATATCTGTTCTGGTTTTAGTCGATATGTTAAAAAGTTTCTTTTGTATTTTTAAAAAATCTGCGGTTGACTTTGTGACTAATCTTAATCTTGAATTTATTTTAGTCCATGTATCAGAAAATTTAATCAATTCATTTACTGAAAAAGATATCCCCAAAGCTCCAAGAGCAGACTTTAAGAGGTTTACACCTGATGCAGATTTCTTTGCTTTTCTACCTATACCCTCTACTCTTTTACCAGTTTGTCTGGCTCCAGTATCAGTTACAGATATATTAACATTATATTCTTTATCTGCCATTATATCACCTAGTTAGATTTTTCTAAAAATATTATCTACTATAATATCCATCTCTCTTACTGCTTTGTCAATACCCAATGGAACCCACTCTTCAGCTGAGTAAGACATTTTATTAAGATAATTAACCGCATTACCTATATATATAGGAACTCCTGGAGCTACTGATAGTTGAGAAACTGTACTTTTATTAATAGATTTAGTTACGTTAGCTTGAAACATTTGAGCGTAAAAAGTACTTCTTGGAATATAAACACCTTTTGTATCTTTTATTCTAGTCCCGTCAATACGCCAATTATATTCAGAGTAACCTGTATCTTCAGGGTTAACATCAGATACTTCTCGAGATACAGCAATAGCAAGATTCTTCTTGATCTCAACAGTACTATCAAGAATTTCTTCTGTTAGTCGACTCATAAGAGTATCTAAACTACCTATGTTTTTTACCTTTATTGAACGAGCCATTTCGTTCCTCTTTAGGTTTATTGATCTCTTTTACATGAGATACATATTCATTATCTATGAGTCTCATAGTGTAAACCCAGAAAAAAGGATCATAGACATCATAATGTTCAGCTAATTTTATTAAATCAAGTTGAGGAATATGAGCTATATCAAATCCTGAATTTCTTTGAGTGGAAGCTATAAAAAACATTTCTAAAAAATGAGACGCTACTCCATTGTTAGAGACATCTGGTGGATCTTCCCATACTTTCGGTAACGGAATACCTTGTTCTATAAAACGGGGTGCAGCGTCTCTAAAAGCTGCACCCTCTTTTAATTCCCACTTGATTACAGCAATTACTTTTTTGAGATTTCTTCTGCCTCTTCACGTTTAAAATTCTCAACATCTCCAGCTTCTTGAAGAATATAATTCAATAGTTCAGGATATAATTTGAGCATTTCTAAACATTTCTTTTTAGAATATTTAATCTCTTTCCATTCACCATTTTCTTCTTTCTCTTTTACTTGATCCCAACCTGTTATAATATGATCAACTAAAATTCCAGCTACAATATTATTTGCTTGTTTATCAGTAATAAGCTTATGTTTCATTTTCCTATTATTTTCTTGCTGAAATTTTTGCCATGCTGTAGAATATGGTTTATTTGAAGGACCAGCACGTCTTATGTTCATAAAAAAATCACCAACTGAAATTTTTGTTTCTTCAACATCGGCTTTAAAATTTAGATCGAATGAATTGGTTTTACTTTTCATAATTTACCTCTCTTTGTTGTTATTGGTCTTAAGATTTAAATAAAATATAGGATAATTCGATTATCCTATATTTCAAGTTAATTAAACATCATTGGCTATAACTTTAAAATCCGTGGCATCTGTAATGGTAGCACCTGGATCAAAAAGCTGTGAACGGATATCAGATCCTACAAATGATCCTGTTGGAGCCCATGCTGTATCAGCAACAGGTCCAGCTTCAATATCATCAGTTGTTTGGAATGCATTAGTTGCATCTTCTAAATCTTTATCAGCTAAAGTTGTTACATTCCAATTAGTTAGATCATTCCAGATAGCATAAGCACCATCGTATGATACATAAACTGCTTCAGTGTTTATAACTTCAGTAGTTTTAAAGTATCTTCCAAATCCAGCACCAGAACCTAATGTTCTAATAATATCAATTGCATCGTCTGTAGCATTCTCTATACCACTTATAATCATTGCAGTATTGAAGTCTGTTGATAGAACCGCAGTCCATTCAAGGGCTGATTCAATATCAGAGTTATTATCACTTGCGTTGGTGTTACCATCAGAGAACTTAAGACGAGGAATAAAAACTCTGTACGTATTAGTTCCATCACTTAAATCAAACATCATCCATGTGTAAACATTTGCTTTAAATGCATTATACAAAGTTTCATCTGAGAAATAAGCTGTAAGTGAGCCTGTAATCTCTCTACGTCCATATGCTATCCCCTTTGTTTCAAGATCAGGGAAAGGACCCGTAAAACAAGTAGAGAATCCTGATTGACTTCTTCCTCCATTATCAATATTAAATGAGATATCTTTAAAGACATAACATTCAACTCCAATAACACCAAGCTTTACATTCCTGATTTGTGGAGCTGACATAATAGGATTTGCGTTAGGTGCTAGATAAGTGGCTCCGGCAATGATAGCTGTATCAATTGTCTCTTCACTTTTTGCCATTACTTCTATTGTACCCTCAAACTTAGCAGACTCAACTACATCTATAGATAGAGAGTTTACACGAGAACCAGGGTAACGAAAGTATTTGAAGGCTGTATTATCAGATGGTGTAGCAAAACGTTTTTCAATTGTCATTGATTTCTGTTCAGCAGCTCCAACCAATTGCCCCCATTCAGTAAAAGTACCTCTAAGTGAATGAGCCAAAATGATGTCAAAATCAGGACCGTATGATAATTCAAAATTAACATCACCATCGGCATTTGCTCCTGTAATTATTAAATCTGTTGCATCAGGGATTGGACTGAACTCAGATGATATTTCAGATTCAAGACCTGAACTTAATCCTTCACCTGTACTTCTAATCCTCTGAAATGCCGGAGTTGTTGGAGTTACACCCCAATCAGCTTCTTCAATTATAGCTAGT